GATGGTATCAAGCTAATCAAGGAGATTAGTTCGATCTTTGTTCAGGGTGCTTCTACTACCCAGATCCTAGCAGCGTCTGTACGCACAGTAAGGCAGGTAACTGATTCTTTCCTAGCGGGTGCGGATTTGGTTACACTACCACCAGCGGTGCTAAGTAAGATGTACAACCACATTCTTACAGATGCTGGTCTAGCCCAATTTGAAAAGGACTGGGCATCCGTTCCATCTAACACAAAGCCATGTTCACCCCCGAATTAGCCGCAGATCAACAATTACTCAACTTCCTTGCCCCTATGGCGGATGATGGAGTAATTACTTACAGTATTGATAGTGCGTTGCCTTTAAAAAAATGGACTAAAAAAACATTTAAAAAGATAAACAGGGAGCTGGATAATATTAGCTTCCTTAAAATTGATGGTAATGCTGAATTGGATTTTATCCGAGTTGATGAAATGCCCCAGGGATATTCAGATGCTATTGGGTTAGCTCAATACCGTTCACGAAACAATACACCAACTGTAGATCTTCTTATTGATGTTGATCGGATTACTGGCTTAGTTCCAGATGGTCCAAGAGCAGGCAAGTATAGGAAAAATTACTTGCGTTATGTTATGTTACATGAGCTAGGTCACGGTCTAGGACTTGAGCATCCATTTAACGCAAGTGATGGAGACTCACTTGATACCACTGGTGATTTTACAGTGATGGCGTACAATACTGGATCTGCTGTCTTTACTGATAAAAAGCTAAAGGACTTTACTGAGGCTGATATCGACACTATCTCCGGTATTTGGAACGATACCCAAACCTCAAACTTCTCCAAAGCGGTAACGGAAAATCCACTTGAGAAGTACGAACCCAAGCCAAAACCATTCTGTTTCACTTGCGGTCGTCGCCATTGAGTGCTATAATAAGTACATCGACAGGCAGAGAGCTTCGGCACACTGCCTTCAATGGGTCCATAGTTAAGCGGATATAACCACCGCCTTCTAAGCGGTTGTCCCAGGTTCGATTCCTGGTGGACCTGCTACTATGTCGTATACATAGTATGTTATGATTGACGCTTCCCCGTAAGGGGGATTAGTTCAGTCGGCAGAACAACGGGTTCCGATCCCGTAGGTCGTCGGTTCGATTCCGACATTCTCCATTAAAGAAGTACCTACCTACCACTTCTTTTATCAATGCCCTGTAGCACAATCGGCAGTGCAGGAAGCTGTTAACTTCAAGGTTGCTGGTTCGAGTCCAGCCGGGGCAGTTATCATTATTAAATTATGGTAAACACACATTATGAACACGTTCTCTCCTCTGAAGTAGTTGGAGATCTTCAAACGTATGCGTTGAATGCTGAATATAAGCCCATTGTCCAAGAGTATAGAGGTTCTGTTTACCAAAGTGTAAGTGCTCACAGACCGCCAAAAGCACACCGGGTAGAGAAGTATATCGTAGAAGCCTTCATGGCTTTCAACCAGCGGTTCAACTATGACCTCTGGGGATCCTTTGAGATTCAGTTCCTCAAGTATGGTGTTGGTGGTAAGTATGACTGGCATTGCGACTACGGCATCTCCGAGGTCGGTTGTAGAAAGCTAAGTATGTCTATCCAACTAAGTCCTGTCTGGGACTACAATGGTGGAGAACTACTTATCAGAGATTGGCATAATAGAGAGCATCGGATTAGTAAAGAGATTGGTAATCTTGTTGTGTTTGATTCACGTGCCCCACACAAAGTAGAGCCTGTTGTTAACGGTGAAAGGTATGCTATTGTAGCTTGGGCACATGGTCCAGAGCTTCGCTAAATACTAGGGAATGATTGTTATATGATATGCTTTCTACAAAAATGCGCCTTCGCCTTGAGTTTATTGCGTCAAGGATAGAAAAAGGCGAACCAGTCGAGCTATCCGAAATGATTTGGGCAGATAAACTCGCTAAAGCAAATAGATCTGCTGGTGAAATTTTACGTAGAGCACGTAGAAAATCTTCATTGGGTGATGTCCCTGAGGGGGGACTTGATGATTTTTTGATACAGATGGATCTAGGTGATCCAGATCCAAGTAATCATATGACCGGCGAAAATAGTTTGGACGATATTGTTGAATGGTTCAAGCAAGAAAAAACTGACGACTGGAGACAGCGCGACTAATGGCAGTTCTAAATTCAACTTCACCCGGACAGCTTGGGAAATATGTTATCCCAACAGTCCAGAACTTGAATACTTCAATGAAGAAGGGCACTCCCGTAAGTCGTGGTAGTGGTAAATCTTTTCGTATTAAAAATAATCAGAATAATATAAACACAATAAATGAGTTTAGTCGTTTGGGTAGTAACCCAAAAACTCAAAAGGATGCGTTGAATCTTCTACTAGAAGTAACGGATACCAAACAAAAAGTAATTAAAATCGGCAGTATAGATAAGCCCAACATCAAATATAACTTGGGTGATATGGCTGAGGGTGTTGTTGGTGCCGCCATTGCCGCTCGCTTCATGTATAAGGATAGGAATATAACATTCCGTCAAGTATATGGTGTATTGCGATCTCTACCAGCACCAACAAATTATCCTGGTAAGAAGGGCAAATATGCCGAGAAGATGTACAAATCGGCTAATAAGAATCCAAAAATCATGGATGATGTTAGGTTCTATGTTTCCCTAGCTGAAGTCAATATGACTGCTCTATTGGATCCGAGCAATGAAGATCTAATCAAACCATATGTTATGTCTGCGATAAGATTCGCAAACAGCACTACAGTTAGAAAGTGGTCCAAGCTTCTATATGAGAATAACAGGTACGATAAAATTGAAGTAATTTCTGACGGCTTGGGTGGACAAACAACCACCAAGGTTGATGTGTATGTTACAGTAGATGGTAAACCTATTGATATTAAAGTATCACTAAAGGCTGGTGATGTTAAGCAGTTTGGTCAGGTTTCTGGAGCAGAGTTCTCCAAGCAACAAAAACTATGGGAGACGACATTTGGGTATTCTGCTAACATTCGTGGATTAGAAACCAAGTACAACCAATTGATGACCGAAAATAAACCAGCCGAAGCAGTCAACTTGGTCTATCAGCAAATTGTGGCTGACTTTAACCGAGACATGGCGACTTCAAAGAGGTCTAGTATAATCAAAACTTTTGCGGAATCTATCAAGTACTTCGCTACCTTGAATGAGGATAATGTAGTTCTTCTACAGGTAGGTAACGATGCCGCAAAACTATACAGCTTTGAGCAAATTTATAATGCCTTGAAAAATATGAACCTTAGTGCTACAATAACCCAAGGGAAGACCGGTCTACCGACTCTATTCATAAACGATCCTAAGGGTCAACCAATCCTACAGTATCGCGTTAAGCAAGAGTTTAAACCAGACGGGTCTCCTTACATCAGAAATTACGTGGAAAAACAAAAAGCACTATCACCTCTAATAGGAGAAACATTATGACGGATATTGAGTATTCTTTGTTTACAACGGAAGACCCAATAAAGCTACTCAAGAAATCAGCATCTTCGTTGCCTATCCATAAGAGGTTTAAGATTGCTCCAATTATTAATAAATCAAAAGCACTTACTAAGAAAGCAAAGCCTTTTAGGGATATTATATTAGACGAGACTACACCCAATGGAATGCTAATTGGTTATATGTTTGCGTCATATTTTGGGGAGAAAATTGATAAGCATAAGTATCTGTCCATACCCAAGGATACCGCAATGGATTTCTTGATATATCTTGGTAACAGTGGGATTGAGAGAGATGATAAATATATGAGGAAGGTCGTCAAATTGATTGTTGCCCACTCTGAAAGTATTGAAGCTTTCATTATGGCTTTCCTTAGCATACGACAAGCTCAGGGCGAATTAAATAAGCTACAAACTGCTTGAAATGAAATCATTCTTAAATTTTTTAAGTGAAGCAAAAATGTCCAAGGCTGCCGCTCAAGCAGCTAAAATGGGATTGCGCTCAGATGGTCATGGTGGTTGGTATGATCAGCGTGGCGAGTTTGTGGCGAAAACTGAGAAAGATCGTCTAGTATTTTTTAATTCCAACCAAAATCCTGACGGGAGAGATCCAAACCAATCTGAACAGGATAAAAAGCTATCTGGTAGAGAAGCTGCCGGTGGTGCTGCTTTGGGCACTCGCACACAGGAAACACAGGGAGCTACAAAACAGCAGAGTGAGAATGGTGCTGTTGCCCCCGAGATGACCGCACAGGATGCTCAAGCAAACCCCGAGGCTCAGGCACAAGCACAAGCCCAGGCTCAGGATGCTCCCAAGGAGCAGCAGTTCCCTGCTGATGTTCCCAAAACAAAGGGCACACTAACCATAGCCTTTGGTCGTTTCAATCCACCTACTGTAGGGCACCAAAAACTAATGGATGCTGTGGCGTCTAGTTCTGATGACGGCGACTATATTATTATCCCCTCCAGATCAGAAGATAAAAAGAAAAATCCCCTACCGGTTGATCGCAAAGCCGCTATCATGCGCCAATTGTATCCAGATCATGCGGAAAAGATTGTAAACAATCCAGGCAACCGCACAATCTTTGATGTAATGCGTACTGCCCATAATGATGGATACGCAAACATCCGTATTGTTGGTGGTGGAGATAGGGTGAAAGAATATGAAAAGCTAGCGAATAAGTATAACGGCTCAACATATCAATTTGATAATATTGAAGTTGTTAATGCTGGTGATCGTGATCCCGATTCCGACGGAACCGATGGTATGTCTGCCTCTAAGATGCGTAAGGCTGCCGCGAAAAATGACTTTAGAGCATTTAAGACTGGTATGCCCAAAGGAATGGATAATAATGTGTTGATGAGTATCTTTACAGAACTCCAAGACGCCATGGGTATTAAGAGAGAAGAGAAGGTTACTGCCGAGAACTGGGAGATTGCCCCTAGACTATATGGTCAGGAATTAAGAGAAGAGTATATTAAGGAAAATATCTTTAATATCGGTGATATTATTTCTCATGATTCCACTGGTATGGTTGGTGAAATTGTCCGTAAGGGCGCTAATCACTTAATATGTGTTACTGAAGATAAGCGAATGTTTAAAGCTTGGACACAGCAAGTTAGTGTGGTAGAATCAACAGAGAAAATAACTACCAAATTTGGTACTAGTTTTAGGGATTTTATTTACAATCTCTGACCAATATAAATAAAACATCAAAGTAATTCGTCCTGTTTACATTTTAGATACATGGAATTCCAAATTGCTGAGGCAATTGAGCTAATCAAGACTCTTGCCGAAACTGAAAACCTAACCCAGTCTCAGGCATTGACCGCTTTCGTTGCCGAAGCTGGATTGGACGTTGAGTATGCCTCACAGCTAAAGGCTGCCCTATTTGAGTCATACACTCTACAGGAAATGGCTTCTGATAGCATGACCAAAGCACTTTACAGTGTCTTTGTTGCTGGTGAGTCAGGCGTCGAAGATATTCAAGAGGTTGATACTAAGGAGACCCAAGAAGGAACCAAGTACAAGGTTCGCGTTAAAGACCGTGCTTCTGGATCCAGCTACGTTCGCTATGCTACTCGCGAAAAGATCGCTGAGCTACGCGCTAACCCCAACATCTCCTCTGTTGAGCTAACCGATTACGGCGCAACTGGTGAAGACGACAGGGGCGAAAAGACTGCTGCTGCTAAAGGTGGCGGTGGTAAGGACTACGATGGCGACGGCAAGAAAGAGTCCTCCTCTAAGGAGCATGCCGGTGTTGTCCACAATGCTATCCAACGCGCTAAGGGTGGAACACCTGACGGACAAGACACCCGTAAGGAAGAAGTCGAGCAGATCGACGAGATCATCGACCCCAAAGGTGCTCGCCGCATCGACGCCGCTAAGGGTAAGAAAGCTGAAACCCAGGACGAAAAAGAAAAGCGTCTAATGATGGGTAAGTATTCTCCCGCCGTTCTATACGCGAAGAAGAAGACCCAAAGCGAAGAAGTCGAAGTAGAAGAAGGCATTGACTTCAAAGGTGCTAAGCGTATTGACGACGCTCGCGCTGCCGAGAAGGAGAAGAAGTACAAGAAGTCCCCATCCAGTAAGGATAAGGACCTAATGCTACGCAAGTTCCGTCCCGGTGCTTCACGTGAAGAGCGTAAGTCTGGCTACCGCGACATCATGCGCGAAAAGGGCATCATTCCTAAGAAGAATGGTAAGAAGATGTATGAAGCTTACCTAGAGCTTCGCGCAGATAAAAAAAAAATCTCTGAAGGATCTGTAGAAGAGGGCTACAAAGGTAGGCACGGTCAGTCTGACGAAGAGCATATGGACTCTCGCTCAGATGCTGGCAAAATGATCTCTGGTAATTCCAAGATGAGTGGCGCTAAGTACACTCACGGTAACAGAGTAAGTGACGGTGGTGCTGGTCCTACCAAGCCTAACGAGCGTCCTAAGGCTCAAGGTAGAATGGATAGCGCATCCAGAGAAGACCTAGCCTATCGTAAAGCTAACCTCAAGAAGAAGGAAGCTGAGAAGAAGACCCGTAACGAGGATTTTCTACCTGAAGCTGACCTAGTTGATTCTGGTCGTGAGAACCAGTCTCAGCGTGATAAGAAGAAGCTAGACGGTAAAGGTGTTGATAACAGCAGAAATGTTGTTCTAATGCCTGTAGTTGATGAGTCCATCAAGACTGAGCATGACGCTACTAAATCACAAAGGCGTCTAAGCGAAGCTTCCAGAAACGATGATCTTCGTTCACAAATCAGAGCAATGGCTGAAGAGTGCTGCCCCAACTGTGGTACTCCCAAGTGTACTTGCGATGAGGAGAAGAAAGAAGAGGCACCTAAGAAGAAAAAGGCTAAGCTAGACGAAGCTGGTATGCCTATCTTTGAAACCAAAGCCGAGTCACGTAACAATGCTCGTCCAGGTCCTAGCAAGGACATGATTGATCCTCC